AAAACTACTTCTGTTTTTGCTTGTGTCGGTCTCTCGTATTGTAAAAACTGAACATTTCCCACACCGTTGACGTTAACAGTTTCTCCAGATGCACCAACGCTTGCGGTATAATATAAATCTATTCGATCCTTATCACTAAAAACAATATCTCTATACTGCGGTTTAACAGTTTTCCATACATACTGTTTAAATTCACCAACAGTGATAACATCATCTTTATTTATGTTTATTGCAGGATTTTGTTTGGCGATTTGTGATGCTTTTAATTTTTTCGTCTGGAGAATGAAGTCATCTGGTTTTCCTACCATTAACGGAAAAAATGTCACAGCGTAAACGTCATAATAGCTATTCAACCTGTTTCTATAAGAAGAATAAAATTTTTCGACATACGCAAGTTGAGCAACATTGCTAAGTGTTATTAAAGATTCTACTGTTGTTCCATAACTAGCAGCAGTTTCTGGCATAAAACCTATCAACCCTCCTGCTATTTTATTAGTTCCATCTGGCCACTTTGATTTAAGCTTTAATTTGCTAGAAGATTTAACTCCGCTTTCAGAGTACATAACTTGCATCAACCAGTTTGGGTTTATTCCAATAACAGAAGAAATTCTCCTCACTTCATTAGAAAATGCTTCCCTCTCAAAAGATGGAACAAGATTTATATAGATAAGTTCTTTCACGGAGAAAGTTTGACGTTTTTAGAAGTTGAAATTGCTTCAAATGCTTCGGCTTGAGAAGCCATTGCGCTTGGAGTAGTGGGCTGTTTTGCGTCAATGGCTGCCGCGAGCATTTTTAAAAATGCCCAAGTTGGTTCTGCTAGCATCGCTGAATAAGCCGGAGAAGGACCTAGTTTAGTAACATTGTTACCATTTAAAATGCTTTCGCTAGAAATAGCTTCAATTTTTGTATTAGAATTTATGTTTATCGTTGAATTAGCTACAATGTTTATTGTTCCCCCTACAAGTTCAATTATGCTTTGAGTATCAACATGTTCAATAGTTATACTTGCATCCGGGTTTATAGTAATGTTGGATCCCTTTAAAAAAATTTGTATTCCCAAATTTTTCTTAAATAAGACCTTTAAGTCAAGATCTTTATCATACAAGATAACATGAGAATCGAAATATGAGTCTTTTATCTCATCTGACATTTCTTCATTAACATCTTGAATAGCAAAATATTCTGGTGCATATAAATTTCCACCATTGAATCTAACTTTTACCTTAGATCCTATTTTTGGAATTGATATGTTTCCGGCTCCCTTTGAATCGCCGCTTGCAAATATTATACCAGTTGCTGGATAACACCACGGAAGGTCTGATGTTGGTATCGTGTAATTAGAAGAATCTTTTTTATCATCTTCTCTCCCATCTAGCAACCCAAAAATTCTGACTTTACATCTACCTGCAAAATCAGGATCTTCATTATCTTCAACTTCTCCTAACCACTCTGTTCCCTTTAAGTTAGTTGAAAGTAAACTGTTAAAAAAATCGAATGCCATTTATTATTTATTTAGCTTTTTCTAAATACGTTCTTTGGTGAAATCTGTGGTTTGGAAACAGGTTGATCGAAATTCACTGATTTAGCTGACAGTTTTTTCGTTGCTTCTACACCAGTCAAATTAACGTTATCCGTCGAAAGATTGTTTTGGTTGATCGGTTTTTCCATTTCATCTTTGATGATAGTTGTTTGAACGTTGGCTTTTTCCATTCCACCTCCCAGAATTGTTTTATCTGTGATAGTTTTTTGAAGAGGGTCTTGAATTATTCCCTGTTCAATGTTAACATCTATATATGTTGTAAAAATGGAATCTGATTGTTCACTACCATTGTTTATTGAATTATCTACAATATCATTTTCAAAAGGATCTTGCGTTATGCTATTATCCGTGTTCAGAGCATCAAATCCACCTTTATCAATTTTCTTATCAACTTTTAATTTTTTAAGCGGATCCGGAGCAATGTTGCTATTAGTTGACAAAGGATCTAATCCACCACCGACTACTGTATTATCCACAGGCAGCGGATCCAATCCACCGCCTGTAACCGTAGGATCTACCGGCAGTGGATCCAATCCACCGCCTGTAATTGTAGGATCCACTGGTAACGGATCTAGGCCACCACCAACTATGTTAGGATCGATAGGCAAAGGATCCAAACCACCGCCAACTATGTTTGGATCTACTGGAAGAGGATCCAATCCACCACCAACTATGTTTGGATCTACTGGAAGAGGATCTAATCCACCGCCCGTAACTGTAAGATCTACTGGTATTGTGTTAAGGGGACTTGCTGTTATGTTTCTATCTACTGATAGAGGATCGAAATTTACAGTGCCGGGATCGTACACTGGCTGTGTTCTTTCACCTCCCATTGCTAGTCTAAGATCAGGGTTGAAAAATCCGAGTAGAGCCTGTGAAGCTTCGGCCGGAGATGGAATTCTATCGAACACATTTCCAAGCAGAACACTGTTAACCCTAGATCTAACGTTATTAACAGCTGTTCCGATTCTTGATTCAGCAGCGCCCAGCACTTTGCCTAAAATTCCACCGACTCTTGGGGATGGATTTGGTTCTTGATTCTTCAAATCCATTTCTGCTTTTCTCTTCATCATTTCAGCTATAGAATCATAGCTCATATCTCCAAACGGTGAGAAAGCATTGTCTATTTTCAGTTGTTTAGATGCAACATCGTCCAAATCGTAATTTTCAAGCGTTAAATTGTAGCTCTCTGGATCGTAAAATGGTATAGCGCTTGGATTTTTCAAGTCTATGCTGCTTGTTGTGAAAGGTGGAGAATTTTTCTTTGGAAATTTCGAGTTTCTAACAAGATAATCTGTCAAGTACTCATAAAAACTATACTTTCCTGTTTTTCTGACCGTTCCGTATTTTATGCCAAATTTGAAATTTGCCATTGGAACTTCATTTACATTCAAATCCTCTAAATAGTTAGGAGTTTGAGAATAGAAATCAAACTCGCACATACCAAGCTCAAACGTTTGAATGGAAATGGCATCGAAAGCCGAGGCTAAAGCTCTTTCACCAGCCGTTTTCGTGCCATTTTTAGATGAATTTGCAGGAGAATTGGTTCCGACACCATTCTGCTTATTCAAAATTTGGCTTTCTATGACATTTTTGTACGTTTGACCAGTAACATCTTTAGCCAAAAGTGCTAACGACCCAAACGTTGTGTTGAAATGTCTCATTTCCATCACATGTATTCTCATCCTGAACGTTCTCAGATTGTACGGTAACACTTCTCTGTGTCTTTCAAAATCCCATGCTGCTAGCCTGTAAAAATCTCCAAGCATTGACATTCTCAAATCAACTGATTCTAAACATTCGAAATTCAGCATTGTATCTACTTTCGAGTTAACCTCTGGTGTAACTTTAAACAGATTTTCAGCACCACCAATCTTTTGAAAGTACCACGGTGCTTCAGTTTGAAACTTGTACAGAAATTGTTTAAAGCTTCTGAGATAACCGATTCTATTCACCGATCCTATCGAAAATAGATAATCTTCTGCGGAATCTGAAAACGTGTAATCTCCAAGATTTTGATTTTTCAAAAAATCGGGATTGTTCGGAGTATCTGTGGATGCTAATCCTGCATTATCTATGTTGTAACGAGGTGGAAGCAATAATCCTTCGTGTGAAAGGATGTTTGACATAAAATTGTCAGCATAGAAATTATTGGTTCTTATGCTAGTTGCATCATTTGGGTGTCTGACAGTTTGCGGAAAGAAAAATTCCACTTTAAATGTTAAGTATGTTGGATCCTGTATGAGCCTGAATGCATCCATGCTCATCTTAGTAGGATCGACAAATCCCCTAACTAAAAAATTTCTTATGTCAGTATTTGCATTGTACAGTCCCATTACGATGTTGAATTATTGTTTCTTGATAGTTGCGGAGGTGCAGGCCATTCTCTTCTTATCAGTTTCAATTTCTGTTTGAAAAATCCATTTTCATAGATGTATGAAATATCCTGCACTACATAATTTCCCGTGTAGAATTTTTCAACTACAAATGGTAAATCTTCTTCTAACAATTCATCCGATTTAGCATTTTCAGTTCCCTGTGTCACCGGAGTTTTTTTGTTTGTATTATCGCTTGGATTGTTGAACATTCTTCTAACTGCATCTTCTTGAACTATTATCAACAGTGGAATAACCTGATATTTTCTAACAGTCATGTTTATCTGATCCAATTCAACTTCAAGGTATAATTTATCAAGATGCACCATGTTCTGATGGTTCCATGTTTGTGCTAGCAAGTATTTCTGATGTTGGTTTTCTCCGTTTCCTCCGTATGCTGCGCCCATCCAATTATGAGTCACTCTTCCAAATCTCTGATCTGTTGCATTTCTTCCCTTGAAAATGTACATATAGTTTGCTGATTCAGGTGAAGTCAACGGATCTACAAAAAATTGAAATTTCTTTCTCAGCAAACCATCGTAATAGTGATTGTACTTTACATATCCATGCGTTCTGTTCACTGAATTTGCTTGGTTGCGCTGTTCGTATTTGTTTATCCATTGACTACTGTACCTAGCTAAAGTGTGATTCGTGAAAAGAATAGACAGAGATTTTTTTATCAATTCTGAATCTATGTCATAATCTGTCGTGTAGCTTTCTACGGAAATTCCAATTTCTCTACCGGGCTCTATAGAAAACAGTGGATCTACATTAACAAAATTTAAGTTGTAAAAAATATCAACGAACGATGTGAAAAACGACTTGTCATCTTTCCACGATGCTAGTGTAACGTCCTGTATAAAATTCTGCACAGTTTTGTACGGAGATAACCACGTTTGTTCATCTTTCGTAGTTAACTCATTAGTAGCAAATCCCAATCCAACAGTGTCTGCTATTTCTTGCAAAACATCTGAAGAATTTCCGTGTTTACTGAAACATTTCATATCTTTTAAACCCTCTACATATAAAACTCCTGAAACAGTCATCCACTCAGCTGTAGTTTCATGTCTTTCGCCTTCTACCTTAACAGATGTTATTTCATAATCGTTTCTTATTGGTTTGAAGCTATCGTCTTTAGATCTTATGAAAACTGATAAAATATCTCCATCCTTTGGAAAATCAGATGTGTACATGCTCTTGGATTTTATCAACAATCTTGTTGTTATCGTTGGTAAAAACCCGGAAGTATCTATTTTCATGTAAGCTGTATCACCCTGTTGAAAAACAAATTCGTTTATCTTCATTAGTGGGTGAGATGCACCCTGCATCTTAGAATACTTTATAGGATATCCCTTTGCTAAATTATTTTGCCTGTTAGTTGTATCAGTAGAATTCATTTCGCCTGATTCAAAATCTTCGAAAGCTAGTTCGTCAATTTTTATCGACGGTGCAGAAATCTGCCTTACAATATGTTCCTGTTTTACTGACGGCATTACTTAATTCTATTCTTTATAAGTTTAGCTAAAAATTCGCTTTTTGTTATCGGTTCCTTGCACTCTTCTACACCTCTCACTACATCCTTTCCAAAATAAATTTTACCGCCGCTGACTGTAATTTCTCTATCGCCCTCTGATGCAACGTTTGGAGGAAGAAGATTTCCTCTTACAAGAGATTTTTGGGATTTCTTTTTCATTGCTTCCAATCTCTGTGCTTCAACTATTGCTAATCTGTTGTCTGTCAACGATGCTTTATCCGGATTGATGTATTGATTCCTAATGTTTGAAGCACTCTGCGATTGTCTACCCGAATTAGCGTTATTCACCCTTAGATCTTCCAGTTGAGGTGAAAAATAAACCTCTTCGCTGTCTATCGAAAATGGATTCGAAATTCCATTTGATTTGAGAATCATATCCCAAAAATTAGTTGATCCAAAAAAGTTTAGAGACAGCGAATCAGGTCTCATAGCATCTTCTGGTTTCACAACAACTGCAAATGCATTATCAACAGAGGCTTTATCTGTTCTCGATGGATACGTTAGATCCAATCTGAATGTTTCATCAGTAGTACCTATGACAGGCTTATTGTTTAGTATTTCTAACATGTTGAAATATTATTGATTTCCAGTTGCGTTTCCTGCAGCATTATTTGTTTTTTCAACAGGTGCTTTATAGTCTGATCTGAGTTTCGATGTAGATGAGCCTCTTTCCATCGCAGAAGCTAATCCCATTTTTATAGCCAAATCATGTCCTGCTTGTGTTGTTGTGCTAGTTATTATCGAAACTATATCGTCGAATCTCCTTGCATCTCCTGTGTTTTTTGATCCAAATTGAATTTTTGTAGCATTGTTGTTAGATGCCCAACTTTGATTTTTCTGTTTCACTTCTATGTTCTTGCTCAAACTGTTTGGAATTTCAACTTGCTTGTTTGTAGCTGCTGTTCTCTGTGCTTTAGTCCAAGAATTGTCATTTTTTGAATTGAACTGAGCGCTGGAACGAAATGCTTCTTCATTACCCATTGGAGCAAAATACATTCTTCCTTCACCCTCATTAAACATTGATGCGATATCTCCCATATCTCTTGGTCGGCCGTGTTCAAGCGTTATCGTAACCTTGAGTTCAGTTGGAAAGTTATCAGCTCCGATTACATCGTTAAATTTAAACTTTGCTCCAGTACATATCAAATTTCCTATCATCAGGGTAGGGCTGTAAGGATTTCCAACCACCATGTGCCATTCACCAACTGGTTCACCAGTCAAAAGAGCTTTCATACCAACTATGTCAGGTGCTCTACCCTGTCCTATGATTTTCATACCAACTGATATTCCACCAGTAACTAATTTTTTAAGGGCTGAAATTGGATCCTGAGAAAGATCGTCGAAAAACTTTCCTATTAGTGACAGTGTTCCGTCTGAACCCATTAGCGATTGCCTAACGTTTGTCAAAAAACCAAGAGGATCTCCTCTGTACCACGCATTCATTCCACCCTTTCCACCTAAAAATGGATAGATGGGTTTCTGTGCAAAGTATCTGTTTGCTCCACCCCAAAATTGTGCATTGTAAAAAGAAAGTGCCATAAGATTACAAATCAAATCTGTCATAGCAATTCTTGGATTTATATTGTTGTAGGATTTTAATTGATATTCAAAAACCAGATTAAACTCCATTGTAGCACCGACTCCTCTATCTCTCACATTGGTTTTATGAACAACATTTATTGGGCCAAGTACCTTGTTGGTATGATCAAACGTATTATATCTTGATGCCTTTACTGCATCATCTTTGTAGCCACCCAAATCTCCTTTACCACTAATAATAGAAGTAGCTTTCATTACTGCATCAAGCTTATTGTTGTTACCATATCCAGGAGTATGTTCAAGCCCACGTTCAACTGTTCCACCATCTACATCCCACACATCAGCCTCTATGGGTTTCCAATTGATATAACCTGCTATTTTAGTAAATTCTGATATATCATTACCTGTTCCTTCACCATAATAAGTTATGGCTTGTGCAAGTGGCTTAGCTGTTTTAATTCCTTCTATAGTATAATCTTTTCCTTGAGTATCTTGATTCTTTTTATCTTTATCTGGTACTGAAAATGTAGAAAGATTGTGTCCAACAGGAAAAGGGAATCTTCTAAGTGTGATTATTCTGTTTAATGGTATGAGTTTGTAATATTTGCAATAAAGGAAATCGATAGCAAAATAAGGTGTTCTAGGCTTATCTTTTTCGTTAAAATCTTTTAATAAAGATTCAACTGTTGGATATCTGCCACCATTTCCAACTCTTTCTTCGCCTTTTTCACCGTCAATATCAAACTGGATAGCATTTCCCGAACTTGAGGTAAATTTTGGAAATGCTCTAGACCCACCATTGGTAGAAGTATCATAAAAATCATTCGAGTTGTTACAACCAGGATATCTGAAAAGAGCATGTCTGTTAAAGAGTGATTGAGCAGACTTTTCGGGGTATTTTACAGTTTCTTCTGAAAACTCATTTATGTCACCCATTTCATTATAGACAGTATCCCTAGAAAGTGGTGTACCAAAAACTGTTTCAGAACTTTCTCCACTATCGTCAAAGAATTGATCAAACATTCCATCAGATAGTGGATTTGGTTCTAAATTTTCAGTATCTTGTGTATCCGATAAACCACCGGAATTGTTACCAAGATTGGAAATAGAAGATTGTTTGGAATTTGGATTATAAATTTGATAATCATCACTAGCTAATAACACATTATTAGTACTACCTGCTGTTTGATTCATAAATGACGAATTTAATCCACCAATTCCCATATTTTATTTACAGAATTATTCTTCAAGCAAAGTATCAAGTATACTATCTTTTGGAACATCTAATTTTCCTGTTAAAAATAAGAAAAGATTTTCTTTCTGATTATCAGTTAAATTATCTTTATAATATTCTTCTTTATAATATTCTTCTTTATAATATTCTTCTTTAAAAAAGAAATCTTTTAAATTATCATAAAGCCATCCTGGGTCATCAATCAATTCTTGTACTGCATCATAATCATCCTCATATTCTTCATCGTCATCATCATAATCCTCCTCATCATAAGAATCTTGTAATCCCATTACCTCATTAATGTA